CAAGCTATTGAAGCTGAAGAAAAGGTCCGCAAAGAGGCACAAGCCCGCGCTATTGTGGAGTTTGAAAGCCGTGTTACAAATCTCATGCACAACGGTACTAGCCGTGAGCGTGTTATTGCATGGTTGATGGATGCTGAAAGTGCTAACGGAGATTTTGAGTACTTTTGTTATACACAGGGCTTGCCCTATCAATATTTTCGCAAGGTAGCATAATTTGACAATAAATGGGTATTGTGCTATAATAGAGTCTTATTCAGTCAAGTAAAGGAAACAAATGACAAGCATCGTTCGCATTACTAGTGGTTCTTATCGCAATGAAACAATCAAAGGTGAAGTTTTCACACTGGTTAAAGGTTATCAACTTGGAAATAAAGGTGGTTTTGTGACAGTAAAAAATGAAGGTCAGTTCCCAGGGCGCGGCCCTCAGGTTCGTGTAAACGTTGACAATCAATCAATGATTGAATTTGTGTCAGGTCGTGATAGTGTCAAAGCAGAGACACCTAAAGAAACTGAAACAGAAGCAATGGACCGTATTGCATCACGTTTTGCAGTGCTTGATGAAATGTCTAAGGCATGTATCAGTGGTGAAATTCGTGCTATGATTGTGACAGGTCCTGCAGGTATTGGTAAGTCACACGGTGTGAACATTCAAATGGAAAAAGCAAGTATGTTTGACAGACTTGCTAGCAAAAAGGTTCGCTTTGAAGTTGTCAAAGGTGCAATGTCAGGTATTGCTTGTTTGCTAAGTTGTACAAATTTAGTGATGCTAAAAATGTATTGGTATTTGATGATTGTGATATCTGGGAAGATCAGGATGCATTGAACGTACTAAAAGGTGCATTGGATTCAGGCAAGACACGTAGAATTTCGTGGAACAAAGATTCACGTATTTTGCGTGAAGAAGGTATCCCTAATAGTTTCAACTTCAACGGTTCTGTAATTTTCATTACAAACAAATCGTTTGATGCAAAGAAAGCCGGCAAAATGCAACCTCACTTGGATGCATTGCAAAGTCGTTGTCACTTTTTGGACCTGACAGTTGACAGTGAGCGTGACAAAATGTTGCGTATCAAGCAAGTGCATCGGGATGCTGATGGTGGTTTGTTTGCTGAATATGATTTCACGCAAGAACAGACAGACGAAATTATGTCGTTCATCTGGGACAATCACAATAAATTGCGTGAAGTGTCCTTGCGTATGTGTTTGAAAGTTGCAGACTTGGTTAAGATTAGTGCTAACTGGCGCGAACTTGCTAAAGCAACTTGTATGAAAGGTTAACCCCTGCAGTGTGCGTAGAGGCAGTGTCAATAAGCCCTCTTCGATAAGTTTTTTCATAGGCTCTTTCTTTCGGGGAACTTAGGTTCCCCTTTTTTTGCCTATTAATTTGCTTTTTGTCTAGTGTCCTGTTATACTTAAAGATGGACTTTAAAACACTACACGAGGTTGCCACTTGGATGCTTAGTAATATTCGATTGAGTAGATATGATGACCAGTTTGTAAATAATCTTACCCTTTATATTACTCAACACAATCGGATTACTAGTAATCAGGACCTTTTGTTCAGGAAGGTGGCACGTAAATATAAACGACAATTCTCTCAATTAAAAATTGAAGTAGAAGAAATATTAAACCGAGCCTGGGATGTTCCTTTAGTAGAAAGTATTGCTGAATATACCGGAGCTACAATCAAAATAGAGAATGACAAACTAATTCTACGTTCTCCCTTTAACAGAAACTTTTTAACAGCACTTAAAAAGAATCCTATATACACACTGCAATGGATTAAAGATAAACGGCAATATGAAGCAGAGTATAGTCACACTAATTTAAAAGAGTTATTGTATCTAACTGCGGATCATTATCCTATATTGAGTTACTGCGAAACAGTTGCTCAAATTGTAGATAGTCTTAGCACATATGAGAATATTAAATACTGGGTTCCTACTTTAGTTTATAAGGGGCATTACTATATTGCCGCAATGAACGAGCATTTATATGGGGCAATCAAAGACATTCTCATAACAGATGATTTAAAAACAATAGCAACATTAGTTAAATATGGAGTTATGATCGACCAATCAGTTAAGGATCATTTTTCAAAAACAGAAAACCCTGTTAAAATAATGCTTGCTATGAATTTTCAAATGGAAATAGAAATGAAAGATGCTTTAATAACCATTAAATGGTTAGAAGAATTTGGATGTGATGCTATCAGTGAACCCAAATCATTTGTAACTAATTCTAAATTAGATATACATAATACCTCTATTAAATTTTGTAAGAATCCTAAAGACTTGAAAGATTATAATAATCCTGTTATAGTGTATCAACGAGGTCACTTTTCATTAGTAAATGAAAAGCCAATGAAATTGTTTAAAGTAATTAAATTTGTAAACTCGGAACCAATAGATTTAGGGCCTAAATGAAAGAATGTAAATTAATAATAAAAGATGAAGTCAATGTAAAGATTGAAGGTCTTGAACTTGGTGATCGCAAAACACTAATGAAGATGTTTGAGTTTGAAGTTCCGGGCGCAAGGTATCTTCCTGCAGTAAGGTTGGGTAGATGGAATGGCAAAAGCAGTTACTTTGCCTTAGGTGGTAGCACATATATTAACTTGCTCCCAGAAATTCTTCCATTACTTGACCAAGCAGGTTATGATATTGAACTAGAAGATTCTAGAGACTATCAAACAGTATTCAGTTTCACTGAAGTGTCCGAGGCTACATTCAAACATAAGAACTGGCCTAAGGGTCATCCAATGGAGGGTCAGCCTGTTATATTGCGTGACTATCAGATTGAGATTATCAACAACTATTTAAAAAACCTACAATCATTGCAAGAGATTGCAACTGGTGCAGGTAAGACACTAATCACAGCCGCACTATCAAATTGTATAGAACAATATGGCCGTAGTATTGTTATTGTTCCCAATACAAGTCTTGTTACTCAGACTGAGAAAGACTACATCAACTTAGGTCTAGATGTAGGTGTATATTACGGTGGACGAAAAGAGTACGACAAAACACATACAATTTGCACATGGCAAAGTCTAGGTAACATGTTGAAGAACACTAAAGCAGGTGAAGCGGAAGTGCCATTTCAAGACTTTATTGAAGGTGTTGTATGTGTTATTGTTGATGAAGTACACCAAGCTAAAGCTGATGTTCTTAAATCATTATTGACAGGTGTGATGAGTCAGATTCCAATTCGTTGGGGATTGACTGGAACTATCCCTAAAGCTAAACATGAATCAATGTCATTGACTGTAAGCTTGGGTCCAGTTATCAATCAATTGGCAGCAAGTACATTACAAGAGATGGGTGTGTTATCACAATGTCATGTGAACATTGTTCAGCTACAAGATGGTATGGAATTTACAAACTATCAGAGCGAACTTAAATTCTTAACCAGTGACGATAAACGAATGCAAAAAATTGCTGAATTGTCCAGTGTTGTTAAGAATAGCGGTAACACACTTATACTAGTTGACAGGATCGAAGCAGGACAACTATTACATTTGAAATTAGAAGAACTAGGTGTATCGGAAGATAACGTAGTGTTTGTATCAGGCGGTACTAAAGGCACAACAAGAACCGAGCACTACGATGACATTGCTACTGCTACTAACAAGATTATCATTGCTACATATGGTGTTGCCGCAGTTGGTATCAACATTCCTCGTATCTTTAATGTTATGCTATTAGAACCGGGTAAGAGTTTTGTTCGTGTTATTCAAAGTATCGGTCGTGGTATTCGTAAAGCAGAAGACAAAGACTTTGTACAGATTTGGGATATTACTAGTTCATGTAAATTTGCTAAAAGGCATTTGACTCAGCGTAAAGCATTTTATAAAGAGGCTTCATACCCGTTTGATGTTGAAAAATTGAAATATAAATGATACAATAACAAAATGCGTATATTAACACTAGACAACGAATTCTATAACTTAGAAACACTCCCCGAAGAAATTGATGACTTGAGGTTTGCTATCTTAGACAATAGCAATCCAAGCAATGTAGATTATCATTACATCCCATTAATCTTTTTAGAAAGTTTCAATAGCCCTGCACTTGTATTAAAAATAGGTAACAGTACAATTAAGATGCCTATTGATTGGCAAATATTAATTGGAGAACAAGAACACGGTGACTTAGAAACATTACCATTAACAAGTATCAATGACAGGGGATTCAATTCATTTGAGTTCAATCCATTGACTAGCTTTAGTCCCACATTCTTGCCTATTGAGATTGTAGACATTTATCATGATGTAACATGGTATGCCCCTCGATTAAAGAACGGTCAATTCTTGTGTGTACCATTAGAAGATGGTCCTAAACCTAGATGTGTTTATTTTGTAAAAGAAATTAGTCGTAATTGTGAAATTGTAGATTATAGTCAGGCGTTTTAATATGTTAGATTGTTTAATTTTAGGCGATAGTATCGCGGTTGGTATAGCACAATATCGCCCTGAATGTCAAGTCATTGCTAAGGTAGGCATCAATAGTAAAAATTGGGTGAATAAAAACATCACCAAAGAATTGTCAGCAGACACAGTAATCATTAGTTTAGGTAGTAACGATTATAAAAAGATAAACACATTAAAAGAATTGTTTACAGTTCGTCAAGTGGTTAGTGCTAAACGTGTATACTGGATTGTCCCTGCTATTAAACCTGAGATACAAGAAATGGTTGACATTGTAGCAGACAAATTTGAGGATAAAGTTATACACATTAACAAAGTATCCAGCGACGGAGTACATCCAACAACTGCTGAATACAAAAGAATGGCCGGGGCAACAAAGTGATGGCAACTAAAAAAGCTAAAGCAACTATCCCTGCAGATGAAAAACTAGAGAACCAAGACTTTCCGTTGTTTGATGCACTATTAGCACTAGACAAAAAAGACTATGGTTACTATGACAGACTTTCAGAAGCACAACAAAAGAAGTTTGTACCCTTCATGCTTATCAAGTATCTAAGTTATATCAAGGGTTCAGGTGAGATTGCAGGATATTATTTGCGTAGTACAGATTATCATGCAAATAAATATTTCTTCAATGAAAATATAATGAAGAATCCTAAACTACAATGGTTAATGTTATGTGCAGCCAGCCCGGGATTAGGAAAACATTTCCATCCCTGGATGCCTCAAATCAAAGAGAAGGTTAGTAGTCTAAAAGAAAATGCTGTATTGAAAGATGTGAAAGACTATTACACTAAGGTCTATCCCAAAGCAGACGGTGGTACAATCACAGAGATATCAAAAGTATTTGTAGTAGAACAAAAGAAGAAGGTACATCTGGCAAGTGTATATCCAGACATGAAAATAGCAGACATTGAAGTGTTAAGTCAAACGGTAACAGATGAAGAAATTGAACAGTATGAAAGAGATAGAGGCAATCGGTAAGCTTAAATTTAAGTGTGAATTTTGCACAGGTGAGTATTTGCGTGAATCTACGTTACTCACCCACATGTGTGAATCTAAGCGCAGGTGGATGAATAAGGACTTGCAAGGTAATCGCATTGCATATCAAGCCTTCGTTCAGTTTTATAAAAAGAATAGTTCAAGTAAAAAGACAAAGACTTACGAAGAATTTATTAAAAGTCCATACTATACAGCATTTGTAAAGTTCGGCAATCATTGCGTAGATATTAATGCATTAAATGTTAGCAGATATGCTGATTGGTTAGTTAAAAGTCAAATTAGAATTGACACATGGTGTACTGACACAAACTACACTAACTATCTACTTGAGTATATTCGTACAGAAGATCCATTAGATGCTATTCATCGTAGTATTGAAACAACAATGTCATTGGCAGAAATTGAAAAGATTCAAAGCAGAGATTATTTGCGTTATGGTAATGTCAATAGAATCTGTTTAGAGATTACTAGAGGCAGAATCAGTCCCTGGATGTTGTTTCATAGTGAGAGTGGTGTAAAGTTTGTAGAATCACTGGAACACGGCCATGTTAAAATGGTGTTTGATTATATTGATCCTGAGAAGTGGGCACTAAAGTTTCATCGTGAGCCGGAGAATGTAAAACAAGTTAAGGAATTACTAAATGCCGGCGGGTACTAGGGTTCGTATACCTTGGCAGAAGGGTAATACTATTAATAATTGGGATGAAACTTGTATCTGGGCAATGGAACAATTTGGTTTACCGGGTGATAAATTTACTACACATGCTACTGAGGACTATATGGACTTTTATTTTGATAATGAACATGATGCTATTCATTTTAGTTTGAGGTGGTTATGATAAATTTTATACCAGTACCAATCAACGAACACGATCTAATATTAGGTAAAGACTTTAATAAGAAGTTTGCCAAAGAAATGGATCCTTACTACACGCCTTTTAGAGTAAAGAATCGAGACATACAACTTGCCAAAGAAACTTGGGAGTACGGTGTCACTGATAGTATTCAAGGTGCATCATGGAAGGGTGCAGGTAAAAATGTTGTAGATGTTGAATCACCTATTGCTGACTTTGATGTTAAAGGCATTAGTATTGGCAATATCAATAAAGGATTAACCACAGAAGCTAGCTTCTTACAAAATATTCAAGCAAAAAATGCTAGTTTATTTTCTAGTCTATTTGATAGTAAAGACTATATTGGATTGAAGACTATGTTTGTTGATCCGTATATGGCTAAAATTTTCAACACAAATAATCTGCATCTACTTACTGTCATACGTGAAAAGAAGACAAAAAAAGTATACTACTGTTTGTTCAAAGTAGAGCCTACTACCTTATCACCAACTGAGTTTATAACAAAAATGGCTCCTATTGGTAAATGTGGTGTGACTGTTCCTATGATTGCTCCTGCATATGGAAGAACATATCTATACAGTAACAAACGCAGGTTAGAAATTAAATTGAAAGGTTCAGGCTTGCGTGATTTCCTAGTTTATTCACATAATTACTAAGGTGGCAATGAGAGTTCAAAACTATAACGAAAAGCTTGGGTGGGAAGAAACTGATTCGGGTTGGTATGAACATGAGATACGTGTGCGAATGGATTTTCCCGCATCATACGATGAAGTATTGGAATGGCTGTATAATAGAATAGATAACTGTGAACGCCATGCTAGGTGGCGAATCACTAGAGGGCTCATACAACTTAAATTTAGGTATGAGCGTGATGTAATATTATGTAAGTTGAGTTTTTAATGAACCTTGAACACGAAATGATGGAAAAATTATCAAGTGATATGGCTAGAGAAATGGACTATGATATCATAGTTGACATGCTAGAGTATATTAGAGTAGAACTACCACCATTTGATAGTCGTTATCATGCTGTTGACATTGTTGATTGGTGCACTGATAACTGTACAGGTAATTTTAGAAACTATGGTGTTAAATTTGCTTTTGAAAAAGCCCAAGATGCTGAATGGTTTATATTGAGGTGGAAGTAATGGCAACGATACCGCATCTACAAGATTATGATGACGATGATCCTAAATTAAATTTTCGTAAAAGACGTTGGGATTATTGGGCGGCATTAAAGAAAGTTCGTGTTGAATATATGATAGATGCTAAGAATGGACAGTTTGATGCGTTTGATTTTGAAGATTACATTGAAGAAAAATATGGCATTAAGATGCTGATAGTCAATGGCAATATCACAGATGGATATAAAATTATGGACGAAAAGAAATACATTGTGTTTCTACTGAAATTTCAATGAACAACTCACCCTTCATCATAAACGATTTACCAAACAACAATTGGTCAGTAGAATGGCCTACATTTAAAAACATCAAAGATAGTGTAGCTAACATAAAATTGTTAGATATATTATTTGGTGAAGTAAAATGTAACCAGGCAGGATTAGCAATAATGCTTAAT